AAGAGTATAACAACATAAACGATGCATGTACTTATTTAGAGCCAATAAAAAACCCGGAGAATTTAAATCCCCCGGGTCTTTGTAGATAACTTAACTAACTATTAGTTAGTGAAAGTTGCTGAGGCTGCTACAGTTACAGCGTTAGCCCAAGCGGGACCTGGATCTGCTTCAAGAGCAGTAACTAGAGCGGCTGTTGTCCATGCACCTGTTGGGTATACAGCGAATGCTAATGTGTCATTAGATGTATCTGTGTACTCATAGATGTAGATAGTTGCCAACTGCTGAATTGCTTGGATGCCTGCTGCCAACTGAGTAGTTGTCAACGCACCGTTTGCAGTTGCAGTGAAGAAGTCTAACTTTGGACCCTGAGGCTGAACTGTGGCTGCTGAAGTAGCAGTGTTAACACCAGTGTTTGTGTATGAAGGGCTGTCTAACCATGTAACTGGCTTAAGATCACCATTAACTCTTGTAAATTGTGCCATTTTGTTTTTCCTTTAAAAATGTGAGTTTCTCTGAACTCATGTATATATTTATGCCAAAAATAAAAAAACCAGGCCTAGAAGGATTAATTTATCGTGTGCCGGCTAAATTTTGACGGCTGAAGCCCATTCTATCTACAAATTTTAAGCCATTTGCAACGAAACCTTCTTGTGTTTGAGTTCCATCTTGTAGATATCCTTTAACGGGACTACTCTCAGCGGCTTTATCAAGTTGTTTAACAACATCCATTTTAAGATTATAAAGAGCAACCCAAATCTTGAATGCTCCTACTACGCCTTCTTTATTGACTTCTAAATGCTCTAAAATCTTAGCCTTCATTTTATCAGACATAGGTCTTGACTGCACAAAATCAATAAATCCATCTATGAGATGTGACAAGTTTCCTGAAACAATTCGTTTGTTGATGTATACTGTAAACAATTGATTGAATGTATTACGTGCTTGAGGAGCAGTATTCATTAAGTCTGCAACTAGATTACCATACTTAGATAGTGCTTGTTCTGCTTCGGTTTTAAGTTGGTTGTTTACCTTTAATTTGGGTGCAACTGGCATCTTACTTGGAACAATTGCAACATCTGAGTTATTTTGCAAATTGCCGATAGTACCATTCAATGTTACTGCATCGTCTGTAGATTCTGCATTAGCAGGTATAAACTGGTGAACAGCGATACCTGCGTTTTTACCAGCAATCAATTTACCTACTTCACTACCAGTATCTACTGTATAAGCAATGCCATTTGGATTTGCTTTGAACTTATATAAACCGTTACTATCATTCAATGGATTACTGAATAACAAATCGCCCCAATAGAAACCGTTAGAACCCCTGTCAGCCTTTTCAAGACCAGGCCAAATAGTATTGATTAAGTCGTATAGTTCACCGCGGTTTACACCTCTAGCATTATCATATGCAACAAACTCCTGTGGGCTATATACCTTCCGTCCAGAGCCATCTTTCTTGTTGAACATGTGCTTGTCCATGATAGAGAATTTACCATCAGGGCCACGACCAAAAATCAATGCAGGATATCCATCCCATTTGATTGTAACAGTATTGGGATTATTAACAGTTGCCACCATAGCATCAATTGCTCTACGAACACCTGATTCATCTTCTAAGAAAACAAGGTCTTCTGGATGATCTAAATGACCTTTGCCCTCAGTAACAACAACTTCTTGGTCGATGTTATCTAAGCGAGACTTCAATAATGCTAATGATTCTGACAAATTCATTTTGTTCTACGCTTTGATTCTGCTACTTGCTGTGCTGGCGCGGCTGTAGTTGCGGCTGGCTTATCCTGGAATGTATTTCCTGTTGTGTTTGCTGCCGGTGCCGAAGCCGGTGCCAGTGATTTAATCAAATCAGAATATAATTTTGGATCAACTTTAGAAAGTTTAGCCAAATCTTGTTTAATCTGTGCGGCCATTTGTTGACTATTCATCTGAGCAGGTTGTGCCTGAGAGTTAGTTGCAGTTGCAGGCTGTGTTTGTCCTGCAGCCTGTGGCTGATTACCGCCAGGTGCCGCGGCTGCTTGTTGAATTTGATTAGCAACATTGGCTGCGCCGGGCGCAGAACCTTTTGACAATGCCCACGCACTTTGTGCCAATGATTCTAAGGCGCCTTTGCCCTTATCTTGTGCATAAGTTTTAGCAACATTGTTAATTAACTTATCAACCATTTGTTGTTGTGACGAATAATTAACGCCTTGCATATACTGGGCAAACCAATTTTGTAAGTAATCTTGGATGCTTTGACCTTTAGCCGCTTCTACGATACTTTCAAACACGTTGTTAAGTTTAAGATACTTAGACTCAACAATGATATAGTTCTTTGAAGTGCTTTCCTTAAGAACTGATAGACCCACATCTTTCCATGACAATTTAACTGATTCAAGCAACTTGTTAATGTAGAAAATCTTCCAGGCTTCAGCCATTGTTTGACCAGCCTTCATCTTGCTAAGTGCGGCATTAGCAAAGTTAGGGTCTATATTGCCTCTTTTAATTACTTGCTGAACTGTAGCAAGACCGTTTTCCCATTCAGGATAGCCCTTGCGGTCGGCCATGTAATTTACTAGTTCTTTAGTTAAAGCAACCTTTTGTGCTTTATCTGGTGTAGCGTTAATTGTCTGTGCAGCCTTCTGAATATATTGATTCATATTCTGAGTTGTCTGCTTCTGTTGATTGAACTTACCAACTGCGGGAGCAGTACTCTTTACACCTGTTGCCGCCGGGCCTGTTGTCGGGGTAGTAGGTGCTGTAGGTGTTGTTGCTCCGGGCTGTCCTGCTTGAGGCTGAACTGATGCGGGGTTTACTTGACGGGGTGTGCCTCTAGCAGAAGGATTAATTAAACCGCTTTTGATTCCAGTTTCAAGACTAGAAATAGCATCACCAACAAAGTCCTTGATAAAGATATCCTGAGCCATTTGTTGCTGTGTAGACTTGCCACCAGTTTTGCCAAATAGACTTTTCAATGCGGCGGAACCATAGTCGCCAACTAAACTACTCAAACGTAGTTCATCTAATTTCTGTTCTGCTGGTTTAAAATCATTCAGTTTCATTTTTCTTCCTTAAGGTCTTTGCAAATCTATTTTGATCTTTACCCTTAATTGCACTAAGCAATTTCTTCTCAAGCAATTCAGCCTTTTCAGGGGAATAATTACGTTGTATCAATTCAATAAGATTGATTGCGCTAGTAATGATGTTGGAAGCCCTGGACTCAATTACATAATTGATATCTCGGTGTTCCCCAATTGACTGTAGTTCCTCCAAGAGGCTTTTTGTTTTCTTTTGCATGAATTATAAAGATCCTACTGAATGTATTTATTCTTAAATCTGAAAATCATTTCTTTAGGGAACTAAGTAAAGACTTCAATTTTGCGCTCTGAACGTCAGGAATAACACGTTTATTCCCAAGTTCTATCTCGCCTGTAATAGGGTCTATTGTTTCATTTACAGTGCCTACAGTGCTAGTTGCTCTAATTTTAGCCATAATATCAGTTGCGCTAGGCTGAGATTGAGTCTTTTGACCATGCCCTTCTGGGTCAGAATCAGTAATTCGCATGGTATCAATGTTATAATCTAAGTCAATCTTTTGACCTACACCCGTTGAACTACGTGATTTCATACATTGAATTTGATATTGGCCACGTTCACGCATACTACGACTTGTAAAGATACCAAACACGTTATCCGCAGTATTAATCTTACTGATACCACCTGCAATGTGACTATGATCGAATTCGATTTCTTCTACAGCACTACGATTCAACTGTGACGCAGTAACCATAAGAATACCTAATTCTTTCGCTAAGTTACGCAATTCTTCTGATACGTATTTGTCTTTAATGAACTGATCGTTGGGATTGACTTTAACAGATACCGGCATAACCAAATCAAGATAATCGACCATTACAAAGTCAATCTTGATACCTGTTTGAATCTGAACTTCTTTGATATATGCTCTAATGTCGTTAACGTTAGATTGTGCTGGCATACCCTTAACACGATATTGACCAGCCTTCTTTGCAACCATTTTAACTCGTAATTCAGTTGTGTCAATATCCTTACGAATTTCTCTAGTACTCATACTAGTTAACATCGCATCAGTGCGTAATGAAGTCAATTCTTCTGAAAGTTCTAGTGAAATATAAACACCACTTAATCCAGATTGCAACCAATTCAATGCAATGTTCATCATAACAAGTGACTTACCTGAACCTGAGCCACCTGCAAAGATATTCAACTCACCTCGACTGAATCCACCATATAACAGTTTGTCCATTTGAGGCCAGCCAGTAGACACCTGTCCACCTGCATTGAAGTACTTATTGATACGTGCTTTCGGATCAGCAAAGTAATCTGTACCCATGTCACGTTGCAATGAAATCTGCACTGCGTCTTTGATTAATTTTTCAACAGGATCAAACTCACCCTTTTCAAGTAAGTCGGCAGCCTTCATAATTGCACGTTCAAGTTCTTGTCTCTTAGTGAACGATTCAAACTCTTCTAAGAACCAATCATTATGACCCTCAGATAAATCAGGAACAACATCAATGTCTTGACCGGTTGTTGCTTTGATTTGTACCGGGTCGGGTAGAATGTTATACTTAGTGGAATGCTCTACAATGAATTCTGCTACGGGACGCAACTTACGATCAAAGTTCTCCGAATTCATGATATTCATGACCCGTGTATATAACTCTGCGTTAGTAACCATCATGCGCAAGAACAATGCTTGCACCTCTGTATTATAATCTTTTATCAATTTTCCTCCGTTGCATCTGAATCTTAATCTTGTTGTTTGTTGCGTTCTGTAATATACTTAGTAATGTAGGCAGTCTACCATATTTTACTACAGCATCATTGGCATCCTTAATTTCATCTTCCCAATTTGGAAGACTTACTTCAAACCCTAACTCTAATGCTCTATCAATAATTCCTAATCCCGTCTTATCCATATCAGGAACAACAATGATTTTTCTATTAAGTGTTCGCAATAAATCTGCTTGTTCATCGCTAATAGTTTCATGCGTTACCGCACATCCATTAAGTGCGATAGCATCAAATATACCTTCAAACACTAGACATACTTCATACTCTGGCTTTTGCAAGTCAAAGCCAAATACAAATCCTTGTTGCTGATCTTTGATATATTTAGGAATACGATTATCAAGATAACGACTGATATGACCTACAATCTTATTTTGATATGTGTAGGGTATAATAATTCTATTACTGTTTCTGCCGGTTTCAGAAGGAGTAATCATGAAGGGGTAATCAGTATGTTTGACACCCCTGTTATTCAAATAGTTGATAAACGTTTGATGTTCACTATTACTATCATCAATTAATTCTGCATCATCGGGTAAAGATAACTCTTTAAATGTAATTTTAGTTTTTTTCTTTTTAACTGCAATAATCTCAAGCAAATCTTTTTGCTGTAAACTTGCTAGATTCCATTTAGAGATTTCGGTATCGTCTACCCCACACCATCTTAATAGTTGTTTAGTATTTCCACTTAGTGGCTTGCCAATAGTGAATCCACATTTAAAGTTACAGTTAAAGCAATGATATGACCAGTTGATATCCCCATCATAAATGATTCCGCCTCGCATACGTTTGTCGGCTTTGTGTCCACGGTTATGACAGCACACAGCATTAAAACTATGCCATCCACTTTGTGTTAGTTTTTTCTTACCTGGGACTACCGTTAGGATATCAAACATAATACTATTATAGCATAACCTGCGAGAAAATCAAGCAATAAGGTTATATTATCTAGCCAAAATGTTTGTTACTGCACCGGCATTGCTTACGAACTCCATTCGAACGAACGGGTGAAATCCTACGATAGTATATCCAAACGTATCAGTAGCGTTAGCATATGTATCAGTTGTAATGGGGTACCATTCGGTATCGGGTTGAGTTGAACCTGATACAATTACATCACCGTTAAATTCAACATATGATGTTTGAATAGTTAAGATAGGATTATCTTGTGTGTTGATTACACTACTGTAGTATGTGTTAGCATTTGGTAAAGCATTAGCAACACTATTGTTTTGATCTAAGTTAGGGAAAGGTTGACCAGTTGGAATAGTAATATTCGCAGAAGGAACAAAGGAAGGGAGGACCGAATCAACAATGTTCATGTCACCACGTGCGCCTGCGTTCTGATCCACAAAGACAGGATAGTCAAATGATCCTACTGGAATCTCTAATGAGTAATATGCTTTCTGAGCAGGAATATCTTCAATCTCTGCGGCATTAAGTTGCAATGCACAAATACCTGTTAAAGGCAATTGAGGTGTTAGAGCCTTGTTAATAAGTACTACTGTACCATCGGCATTAAGAATCCTACAAGTAATAGTCTTACCAGTAATGTCAACAGGTTTCTGTTCTTGGTTTAAGAATTGAAACTGAATCTGATTGTCTACACCTCTGTGTAGCGTTAGTGGTTTAGCATATTGTGGCATATATTTCCTCGGAGAAAATCCTGATAGGAGTACAACTATTTGGCGTTGAATGTAATAAAAAACTGATGTTGAATACACAAAAATTGTCTCCTTCTCTTATTTAGTCTAGAAAATATTAAAATATTAACTTTGGAATTACCAGATTAAATAGAGTTATACTTATGAATGCACATGAATTTTTCACTAAACTAAGCGAGAACCACCCGTTCATTTCAATATGTTCCTATGCAAGCCAAGACTATGTAGGAATTATTCAGAATCGTGATGACCTAGTTACTACTATGTATGACTATGGATCCATTGCTTCTATTGATTTGAGGGCCAAGTTCTTAGAATTAGGCGACATTTGGTGGTGGGAATCTAATAGAACGATTCCTATCAATTTATTCCTTAAGGATGATTGGTCGCCGTTTAGACCCTTCTTAAGAACATTCAATAATAAAAGTCTAGAAATCATTCATGGCCCCGTAGTTAGTATGACAGATTTTACTAAAAAGAGGTCCAAACGTAGAAGCATTACACTCGTTAAGCGGGTGATTTAAACTTCTTTTGTTTCTTCTTTCTACGATCCTTAGCCATAGCAAGACCTAAAATACTAGCACGTTGGTCAAACGTGACTCCCATTAAATGATCAAACTCATGCAAGAATACACGTGCATGTAATCCATCTAATTCTGCTTCTGTTTCTTCCCCTAAGACATTCTGATATGATACTTTTACTGTTGCTGGACGCTTAACATTAAGCCATAGATTAGGGAAACTTAAACAACCCTCTTGACTAGTTACACGTTCTTCTGACAGTGCAATAACCTTAGGGTTGATACAAGCAATAAGTTCTTCAGGATTGCCCATGATAAAGATACGCTTCTTTACTCCGCACTGTGGTGCAGCCAATCCGATTCCACCCTGAGTGAACATAACTTTAGCCATCTCTTTGATTAATTCGCTAGGATCTCCGTCTAAACGAAAGTCCCAATCTTCAGAGATTTCTAATAATTGTGTGTTATTTTCTTCAAGTAGTTTAAGTTCCATTTTGTTCTTCCAGTAAATTCATGTGTACAACCACGAGGTGCGCATATGCAACGGCGTGACTCTTTTTAAAACTGTATCCAGTGTGATCTTTATCCCACACTGTATCGTTTACTTCTTTCCAAATCTTGCCAATCAGATGACGCTTTGCAGGTCGAATGACAGCAAGAAACATTGCTAATCTAGGAATCGAATCAAGTGATTCAGGCATACGCTGAATGAAGTCGAACTGATTTCCTAAATGAATTAGTTTCTCAACGAATGCTCTATCTTTTAATTTAGCCCAATTGGGTTCACGCATTAATGATAGTAAATGATTTTCATCACGCACTTGATTATACACATGCACATTCAACAAGTCAAGTTTGAAATACCCACGCTTTTCAGCCTCTTCATAATGAAGTGCTGACATGGCATTGACAGGATCATATGGGATATCAGTAATATAAACACCAGTTGGATGCTTACGAATTGGCTTGACATTGAGCATGGCAGCAGGCACATGCTTAATCAGTGCTAGAACTTTTTCTCTATCACCAAAATCAATGTCAATGTCTGAATCAATTCTCATTTAAATACTCCGCGGCTCTTTTACACCGTTCTGCGCTATCACCTAAATTTCCTAAACCCAAATTGCATTTATGACATAACCACCCGCGAAATTTTTCAGTTTCGTGATTGTGATCTGCTACCCATACTGATTTCTTATTCTTACCATATGTAGTCAATTGATTTGCTGTACGTTGACACACTGGGCATTTATGATCTGCTGTTACAGATGGTGCAGATTTCTTAATCTTTGCTACAAGCTTTCCGTGTTTTTTAGCACAATCTCTACATTCATAACGTAAATAACCTTTACTACCTTCTTTGGCAAAGTTATGAACTGATAATATCTTATTACACATTGAACAAGATTTAGTTTCTGATAAATCTAGTCCTTCAAATAAATCATTTGGGTTCATCGTGGGGGAGGTACTAGTTCTGCTTTGATTAGTTTCATGTATGCTTTTTGTACAACAATTGCTTGTCTTTCGGCATCTTCTACTGCTTTATGACTTGTAGTATGTCCACCATCTTTAAGACTGACACCTGTTATGTCCCACAATGTTCGTGTATCACGCATAGACCAGAAAGGCCAAGGAATAGGATTAGGTCTAACTAAAGGATCAGTGACTTGACGCCACGCATTCTCCATTACTACCAAATCAAAAGGTGCACCATTACTCCAAACAGCGCGCCGGTTCCAACAAAACTTATAAAGTGTTTCCATACATTCTGCAAACGGGACACGACCATGCTCACCCATTGCTTCTTCAAGGGCTTCTGGACTTTGAGTAGACCACCAACGTAATGTGTCTTCATTAATACTTCTATTGTAAATTTCTGTTTGATCCTCAATAGTGGGACGTAGTTCTAAACGTTCAACTACTCCAGTACCCTTAGGATCAAAACGAACTGCACCAATAGTTAAGATAACACAATCAGGTCGTGTATCTAAACTTTCAATGTCAATCATAATATCATTCGCCATTATTACTCTTCCATATATTGTCTATCTTCTTTATATCTTCTATTATAGCACCGTTTAGGTAATTAAGCAATAGTGCAGGTCGTGCTTTGGGCGAATAATTTGGCATACTAGAGTGCAACAGTCTACAGTTATACATCAACAAACTACCTTTGGGCATAATGGGTTGCATACAATGCACTTTGAAATAACTGTCATAAGTTCCATTATAGCATTTATTGATATCCCAATCATGTGTTTGGCTACATGCAACAATACCAGTTGATCCTGTTTTGTGATCGGTGTCTTGTAATGCAACAATGCATTGCACACCTAACAATCGTTGATCATAGTTGTACTTACTGAAACGATGTGGGGTATCTACGTGAGGATTAATCCATGTGCTTTCGGGAGCAATCGTTACGATATCGCTTGCATACCATTCAATATTATCTAAGAAATCTGCCACTAATGGTTGAATGATGTTATTAATCTCAATAACTTCTGGCCAGTCCATAGTTAACTGACTCCACCAAACACTTACGTCAGGTAGTTTTGAAATGTTTTTACCTTCAGCATATTGCTTATTGCTACTAGATGCACGTATAGGATACAATGTATCAAGTTTTAAATTGATACTATCAATTAAATGTTCAGGTATTAGTTCTCTAACAGTAACATATCCTAAACCATCAATTAGTACATTACTGTCAGTCAATTTTTAATACCTGTTTCATGTATTCTAATTCAGTCATAAGTTCGGGAATATAGTCATTGATGTTTCTATTTCTAAATGTATCAGAAGTGTTAATGAACTTAAGTATAGTTTGAATATTTGTTTTATCCATAGACCAAGGTTCTGCTAACCAAGCATTGATTAACTTGATCGATTCTACAATACCCTTTTCAACTAATAATCCATTGTCGATATCATGTTGAACTTTTTCTAATAGTTTACTACCACGTTTAATACCTTTATTTCGATATGTGTTTGATAAGTTAGATACCATTGCATCTTTAGGATGACTTACTCTATTAATAAATGCTCCGCAATGTTTAAGCAATGTATTACCATCTTCACACTGATAAGATTTTAATATATCATAGAAATATTCTATCAAATCATGTGCTTGAATAGCATTGTATATACTATGTGTACAACTTAATCCCATTGTATACTTGTGGGTTAGTACATGTTCTTGACATAAACTTAAAATAGTTTTTAAATTGTTTTCGGTCTTTGACCATTTAAATGGATATCTAATGTACTCGTTAACTTTATCAAAGCCATCAATACTTACTGACAAGTGAACTGTTTTAAATTTATCCCATAGTTCTAGTAGTTCATCAGTAACACCAGTTAAGTTAGTGACATAACTTAATCCAATATTTTTACTTCTACCTTTTTCAATTAACATTTTGAGAAATTCAAAATGTTCATCAGAGATTGTAGGTTCACCACCAATTAAACTAATTCGTTCGACATTGGGAAAAGTATCAATTAATTTTTGTGCAGTTTCAGTAGTAATTGATACTCTATTATTAACATTTGTATATATTGAGTTAGGATAATGTATATTGTATTCTTCTTCCCAAAAATCGCTTAAATCTGCATTGCAGGTCATGCACTTGCTATTGCACTTTGTGCCAAATGTCAAATCAAGATATTTTACATCAATTGGATTAATAGTATCAGTCATGGGTGCATCTGGAATAGCCTCATTCCAAATTGTACGCATTGATGCAACACCATTGTCTTCTGAACTTTTACAATTCTGACATGCTAATGGCCAAATTCCTTTAGATAGATCATTGCGAATCTTTTTAAGATTTGCCATATTAATACGTTCACTCGGCTCAGTGGGTATAAGATGCTTGATAAAAGGTGACTGGTACATAGTAAAATGTTCCATGCGAATGTTACAGCATGGAATATACTCACCATATGAGTTGATTGCTACTGAACCTTGCGCAAGGCTGCAATAGATAGGTTCTTTTATGTCCACACTAGTTCCGCCCATGTTTTACCTTTTTCTGTTAAGTATATTCTACGTTCCTCACGCTCAGTATGCCATGCCCAGTATTCATTAAGTTCATACATATCTTCTAGTTGAGCCAAAGACAAATAGTTTTTATTGTGATGTAGATAAATGTAAGTATCTCGTTCTGTGGACATTCCCCATGTTTCAACACATAGTGTACGAAACTTATTAAACAAACTAGTTACACTAGCCGAAGGTACGACAAAGCCTTTAGAGGCTTGTATTTGAATATAGTGAGAAAAGACACCATAGCCCTGATATCTTTTGTCCAACTTAGTAAACTTTAATTTATAATCACTCACACAACTTCCAATGCGTATAGATATTATCTCTCATTACAATGCTATTATTAGTGTACCACCATGTTTCTTGGTATTTAAACACACCATAATGTTTTGTTAACCAATCAAGTGTTACATTAATTTTAGGTCGTACTTCATAAAAGGTTCGGTCTTCCCATCCACCATTCAATGGAACAGTCTTCTTTAGTGTCCTAAAGTTAACAGGGACAACTTCAATGGGGTCATCGTATTTAATTGTGCTTAAGCCCATGTCAGCATAAACCATTCATAATCCCTTTCGTACCTAAACTTGACTTTTATAAAATTACTTCTTGCATACCATCTAGTATGTCTTTCACATTTATCTATGCGCTCATACAACCAGGCAATTATTTCTTCATACTTGTCATGCAATTCTGAAGGGTGAGAAACATATGCAGTACCTTCATACCAACCAGGTTTGGTATTGTTCCAGTCTCCGCCTTCGTAATGATGCATTAACATATTATCCCCATCTTAACTCAAATAGGATAGCGTCTTTTTCATCTTTAAAATGAAAATCCATATAGTCTTCTGTAGGATGAGAAGTGAATCTATTTCCGGGTAATCCAAACTGTTCTATTGCCCATGCACAGGTTTCATTCCATTTAGTTGTGTTACCATTTACTATCCACGGTATACGTATTCTAGTATCCTGCCGCATTCAATAACTCTTTCACTTGACCAATGATATTGCTACTACGCTTAAACTTGATAGCCCATTGTTCAGGATTGATATAGTCTAAGATCATCTTTTGTTGTGTTACGTCAAGGCTTTCAATGAACTGAATGCCACTGTCGCTTTGATATAGCATCCATGGACTAATCTTGCCGGACGTAATAGCATAACATAGTTTGTTCTTGTTGCCATAACGCAAACTATCTTTACTTTGAATGCCATCTAACTTAGCAAGTGCAATCGTAGTTTCAATACTACGTGCAATTGCGTCTAATGGGTCTTCTAGTTTAAGATAATCAATTAAGAACTTTGTATAGTTAGTATCGCTTGCCCAGTTATCAATTTTGATTTGGTTCTTAAGTAACCAATCAGCATAACGTGTAACATTCAACACGTTTACGTTTACACAATAGTGACCAAACTTAACAAACACTAGATAATATGAACTCTTAACAAAGTCCAAATATGTACGTTGTTTCTTAGTTGCAGTGTTCTTTACATAGAACTGCAACCAGCATTGAAACCCAATACGATTGCCAGGTAAGTCTTTGTCTTGCCATCTACGTTTATTTTCACATAGATGTTTAGCCATAGTTGATTCACGCAGGAAATCACGCCCACAAAATTCACAATTAAACTCTGACTTAGTTGCCGAAGTCTTTTTCATATTGTTTAATATCTTCGTCTGTAACAATGTCACTTAATAACTCAATCTCATCATATTTTAAATTAGGGAATCTGTTAGCCAGATACATTTTTTTCTTGTGATTGTCTACGAATGCTTCTGCAAAGTCAGACAAATCTGTATCACTAGTTTTGGGATATATCTTTTTAAAGTATTCTTTAATATCTTTTGTCTTAGCAGGTTCACGCAACTTACTCACACGTTCTTTGATATGTGGGATCCATTGATGAAATTGTTTGCCTAAGCCAGGGCTTGCTGAACACAGCATAAGCCACTGTAGTTTAGGATGCTTCATTACATTTTCATTGAACAAGTATTTGTTAGCATACTCGTTTGTACTCATAACATAATAACGTGATAGACCTTCGTTGCCTTTGATTGCGCTGATCCAATGCAACATCATAAAAGGAACAAACTTCTTTTGTTGTTCGGGAGTTAGTCTATCGTAGTAGCCATAGTCTTTTTTGTCGATAGCCGTTATGGCTTCGAACAAGTCAAAGTCTTGTTGTTCTAACTTTTCGTCTACTGCTACTTTTTCTTTTGCCATTTAAATTGCCTGATGATTTGCAAAAACGCCATACTTGTCTTCATGCTTAACTACGTAAATTGATGCATCATTATCATCGTTATACCAATTGTTAAGACAGTCACGTTGTACAAGTTTAATTGTATCAGGTATCTGATCTTCTGTCAAGTTAATATCATTGATATTAACATAGCGTTTCACAGAAATAATATCTTCTGGGTAACGCTTTGACTGATTGAACCAATAGCGATTACCCTCAACCTGTAATGTTTGGTGTGCTACTTGCATTATCGCTTTAGTGCCTCTATAGTAATGATATGTGCTAGTGACTGGCCTAAATCTTCACTAGCAGGAATAATATGCAATCCCGTAGTCTGTCGATCAGTTTGCGAATCATAATGATTCAACTCTACTACATGACCACCACTAGCAGTATACAATCTAAAATTGACACCATTTGATTCTAGTGACCGCGGTGACGAAGTAATTGCCCTGCCCTTACGTGATTGCATTGGATACATAGGAACATCTTCATCAACTGGATTTTTTGCATCATCCCATGCCTGACGGCACTTATTAAAAAACCATTTATCAAACCACTTCATTTTTCTTCTTTCAAAATGCTTGACTATAATCTACGATTTCGCAGTTACGACTTACTTCTTTGACAAAATAAACACAACGAGGATTTGGACCATCGTCAATAGGAACACACAAGAATTGTCCGTTTCTAAGACGAGGTGCATACCAAGTTACGTCTGGATAGATATCTACAATTTCAATTGGCAGAAATGTCGGTGAGAATGAACTTAATGGATTGAATTGAAACACGTTGAATCCTCTGTCATTAAGACTAGACAGCGGTAATGTTTCTAAGTCACCATGTTCTTGTTCACCGATCAATATCTGCCAATCAACTGGCATTTTGATTATCTTGTCAGCAATCTTTAATACTAGAGCAGGGCTGTTGAACGATTCCAAAAAGATTAGCGGGATATAATAATAATCTACATTCTGTGGATTAGAGTTATCAAGAATCGCAAATCGCAGATCATCAATTTCTTCTGGCAATGTCTCTAAGTTATAATATTCATCATCAAGGGTTAATATACGCATTTTGTTATTCTATCATCTTTCTTTTGTTTTGTCAACATATTAATAATCCAATTTCTCCAAACTGAACGGGTAGTTGGCTTCTTTGTAAAAAGCCTTGCGTTGTGTTAAATGACGCTTTGCAAACTTACATGTACTGGTAATATCCCAAATTTCAACGGAGTTTTTATCCTCAGCCTTGCGAATACCTCGACCAATACTTTGAATAACTCTTACAAAAGATTTGCCTGGCTCAATAAGAACCAAATTAAAGATCCGAGGAATATTAATCCCCACTGCGGCGACGCCGTAAGTGGCGATAATAATTTTATTACTCGCTGTTTTAATCTCATCGTATTCTTCCTTACGTTCTGTTAGTTTAGTATTACCCGACACAAATGCAACTTCGGGTGCATCTTTAACTAAACTAAAGATTTCTGATAGTCTGATTTGTAGTTCTTTACCTGCACCAATGCGGTCAACAAGAATAAGTGTATTGCCGCCTTCGCTAATTTTTCTAATCAAGTTAGCAATGGTATCTAATCGCTTAGGATCCTCAGTAAGAAACTTCAACTCACTTTGATAGTTTGTAAACTCAGGAGTATCTTTTAACTGTACAATATTCACGTGACATTGTGCTAGAACACCCTTCTCTTGCAAATCACTTGCGGCTAGTTTGCCGATAACAGGTCCAAGTGATACTAGAATAGACACACGGTCCATTTCTGCTTTAGGAATTGTTCCTGTTAGACCCCATCGAATAGGTACTGCTGAGAATACTCCAGTGAGCAATGTCTTAAGTGCATCAGCCTTAGCCATGTGAACTTCATCGACCATTACACATACTACATCTTCAATGAATTCTCCAATTGGAACTTCTGCTTCACCCGACTGTGTATTCTTAAGCATGTTGTTAAGACTTTGCCAAGTGCAGATAGTATGTGTCTTGTTGTATTCTTTGCGATCTCCAAAGTATACACCAACATCAAGACCCAAATTAATATAGTCTGCTTCGGTTTGTGTCACTAGTGATTTGTTTGGAACGATAACAATAGTACGACCATACTGCTCAACACTTAAACTTAAAGCCGCAGTCATCAATGTCTTGCCAGCACCTGTGGCGACTTCCTGCAATGCTTGCGGATTTTTTAAGAAGTTGTTGATAATCTCAACTTGATAGTCACGCAATACAATAGGTTGACCTTCACGTTCATGACCTTTTGACCATACTTTATGAGAAAATGTATTTTCGGTCACTTCTGTGAAATTGAAGGTTGTGCTGTATGTGCGCAAGTCTTCAAGTTCAATATCGTAATTCAATTGATCTAAGATCGGAATGACTTGATCTAGTAGATTTAGATACGTGCTTCCTGCTAACGAGAAATAACTGATCTTGCCGTTCCATCTACCTAAACGGACACTTGGTAAATAACGTGCGCCGGGCTTTTCATATTCAAATTTCTTCATCAATGCACGGCGGGCATCAAGTTCAAGACCTTCGATCTTTACGTTTACTTCATCTTTAATTATAATTTTTGCTTGTTTCATCGTACCTCTATTGGCCTCATGTTTCTAATTATTACGCATTTACCTATTGCTTCTGACGAATATTTACGTTTAGTATCCGGTTGACTATGATATTGTAACAGAATTTGTCGTGAAGGTCTACTGATGCGGGAAACAACATCTTTTTTGCCACAATTAATTTCATGATCCAATAGACTTCTAAGTTCCTTATCAAGTCTATTAACTAGGCCCCTACCAAATAATACGTTACTTGGATTTAATTCAACGATCCATTTAGCAACGTTAGTAAAATTATCTAAGTTAACTTCAGTAACAAACTCTGATGCAAACTTTAACTTTGGACTGTCAATTAGTGAAGGATCAATTTTAATACCCATTTGAGATAACTCATAAAAGGTCCTTGCATCGTGATTTAATTCCATATTAGCAATCATATCACCAAGTATATTGTTGACTCCTGCAACAATTAAATTGCCATTGATACGAACTAGTGTAGGTTCCCACACTTTAACATTCTCATATATACTTAGTTGTTCTAACAATGATAACAACTTATCGCAATACATGACGATTGGGAAATAACTGGGTAGCAAAGTATATGCAATTTTTAATGCATAGGTACTGAATTCAGCAACATACCTTTTATCGTCACGATCCCAATCAAACGGGTTATCGTTGACACTTCTAAAATCTGATATGAATGTTTTATTAAATGGTACACGTATCAACAATGTATTGTTGTCTTCAATTGATACTCTTGCTCCAGTAAATTCAGGTGTACTAGGTACCAAATCTACTTTCCAAGATAGCAACTTTACCTGTTCAACATCTACGTTATTTTTGGATAACTGTTTACTGTACTTACTAATCAACTTATCGAATAATGCGGCTTGATTAGAAGTGATCCGATTTTTCTCATGGCATATCATTTGCAGATTAGATAAAAACTTTTGGTCATACTGACTAAGGCTTATCTTGCCCTGCAAGAAAAAATAAAGTAGATGTTCTTTTGTATCCATTATATCAATATAGCACTAATAAAATAATATTGCAAGTATAAAGGTAAAAAAAAGGGGACCGAAGTCCCCTGTAAAGTGATTAACAAAAGAAACACCAACCAACTAACAAACTTACTTCATGCAAGTTGCTTTTGCCAACTCTCTCCAGTTAGCACTGATCTTAACTAGATCAGCAACTTTCAAACACATACGCAAGGACACTTCACGCAATTTGCTGTGGTTGTCCCAAATGAACGACATGATTTCATCTGTCTGTTCTTCACTGAAATCGTAATCAGCAAACAAGCCACCTTCAGCATCACGATGCACTTGCTTGATGCGCAACATCTTGTCACGCTCAGTGTTAACAGTCAAGTCAAGAAAGTGACAACGAGACTGCAATGCATCTAAGTGGGGCTGAATCTTGCTTGCTTTACGTGCATCAAAACTCTTGTTTGTAATAAAGATGATAGAGCCGTTGAAGTTGAAACTGTTAGGTACACCTTCGTCACGCAACAAACGACTGTCTTTGTTCCAAGAAATTCTGCGAGTCTTGCCACTGTCAAGCGCACCCTTAAGTACGTTGATAGCGTCTTGATCTTCCCAGATATCACAATCATCAAACACTAATACGTTCTTAGCATCACTGAACTTGTACAACTTAGCGAACAAGCCGATGCCTGACATAGCACCTTTAACAATTTCAAAACGAGTCTTGTTGCCTGCAACTTGATCAAACAATGTTGCTTTTTCCATTTGAGTAGTCACACCGTGCGACTTGCCGATACCTGCAGGACCTGTCACAATCATAGCACGAATATCACCTGCGATACACGCACGTGACATTTCATCAAGCACACCGAAACGAATAGCAATGCGATTCATTGCGTCTTCTTCTGTTTCAGAAACTACATTTTCAACAACTTGAGATTCTTCTGCAATCACAGGGGCTCCATTAAATTCAATGTCGTGAATGTTGTTCACTTTAATCTTGACTACATCAATAGCAATCGGGAATTGACCTTCGTTCTTTACAGTAACGTAGCCGCCTTTCTTACCAGTCTGATATCCCTTAACGAGATTAAACTTAGTATTGACAACTGCTTGATTACGATACTCACCAAACTTAACAATGATTGAAGACATACGATACCTTTCTGTGTTAATATATGTATATTATAAGCCCAAAACGAATTAAAGTCAAGCCTTAATTACGTCAAAAACTGAATTTTGAAGTTCAGAAGATTCCTCATAAGAGAGGTAGAAATCGGTAGTAGGATCGTAATATGCACCCTCTTTGGTGTCATAATAAGCAACCCGACCATTGGGGTAAAAGAAAGGACCTTCTAGTCCCTTACGGGGTTGCCATTTTGCTTCACGTTCGCTAAGTGTCCGATAACCCATCTGTGACTCCGTTTTCTCAGTGTATAATGTATTATATGCCCAAAACGATTAAATGTCAAGCCTTTTTATGCCGCTTGGCGATAAAAATTTTCAAGTTCCTGAGAAGTCAACACTTCTCCTGTACGCATTGTGTAAGTAGCGATATAATTCTCGCGGCCACCACCCATCAGCATGTCATACTGCTCGGTCTTGCTGGCAATATCACTACGCATATAACCATACTCACCGTTCTCCTCAGTGCGACGGGCAACCCAACGACCTTCTTCCCAAAACAATTCGAAGGGCGTTTCCCATGGCTCACATACCACAATGTCATCATCCAGAGTTGCCCAATTCTGCACATACTCCTCGTAACTGTCATTACAATCTTCGATAAGCGCAATGAGAGTCGGAACACCAACCTCTTTGATGCGGAGCGTTTGCTCTACGCTGAGGTTAGGTATCACATAAGTGTTACCACCCTTAAACTTCCAATACTGCGGACACTCACCTTTACCGTCCCAATCGTGAGCGCCATAGTTCTCTTTAACTTGAGTTTGAATAACGATCTTCATGTGCTGTCTCCAATTTCTTAGTGTCAATACATGTATTGTACGCCCAAAACGATTAATTGTCAACCTTTTTTATCCAATAATTGGATAAAAAAATGTGTTGTAAATCAACAACTTACTTGATGTTTTGGGCCCAAGTACGTATCATATTCATAAGCGGGTTGATAATGTCAACTTCTACTTGATTTGCAGGATTCATAATTTGCGGATCAGCGAGTATAACACCTGCATTGCTAGGTAAATTACCAGTAATGCTATCTCCGGAAACTTTTAAATGGTTTGACACCGTAGGCTTGTCAAACAACAATGCCCCATTGGGAGTAGCATATATTAAGTAGTCAGCATAGGTACTGGGTAATACAACGTGCTTGTTGGTACCCCTGCTATTCATCAATGTGGGATTGATATTCTTTGCAATCTTTCCAAGTTTACCAAACAATGGCTTTTGTTCAAATTTGAATTCAATACTAATATTATTGAGACTTACTAGAATATAATCAGTACCCAATTGCGCAACATACTTAAGTTTACCACTAGCACACATTTCAAACGAGAGTTCTAATATTAGGCCTTTAGCAAATCGCCACTGCCTATCATTGCATTGACCACTTAGGGCCTTAACTTGTTTAGCAAATCGTGTCCAATCAATATTAGCACGAAGGTAATCAGCAACTTCAATAGTAGTCATTATGCAACACAAGTCCAGTTATATGAATTGTAATATTCCATTGTATCCTTATGGCGTACATCAAACTTGCCATTGATTACAACAGTGTCCGTAATAAGTTTGTTGAATAGATTAAGCAGAGGGTTATGATTTTCAAGTGAAATCATTACCTTATTACTAGATTCGTCTTCGAACCAATATTCAATATTACCTGCACCACTGCGAGTATGAGATTGAATTTTGGTCAAGAACGACAATTTCTTTTCACCCTTAACTTGTCGCGGACCTTTGATTTTACTGTATGAAGACCCAAAGATTGAATTCAATTGATTGTCATAAATGTAAAAGTAAGGCAACTTGTAAGCAAGTCCAACAAACTTTTTAGGATAAACAAATGATCTACTTGAATTGTTATGCCAACTGGCATGTAAAAACTGATTCAAGTCTTCACGGAATGAAGTAAGATTTTCTGTCTTCAACTTTAGCATCATTAGTTTTTGACTAAAGTGTTGACGAACTTCTTCTGCAAATTCATAATCAGATTCAGTTACATATTGTTGAATGTTATCTTCAATCAATGACAGGCAACGATATTGGTTAGCAATTTGTTCGTCACCATATGTGGAATTGCGCAACCGATATAGAGTAGCACTAAGAACTAGTAGGTCAAGATCAAACTTAATATCTTTGGATTCTCTAGTTTCAAATAGATTATCAAATGATATTTCTGTACTATTACTAGGCCAATTTAGTACTGTGGCATTCATTGTTGACATGAATAATTCCTTGTTGTTACTATTTTATAACTGTACATCACTTATGAATTAAATGCAAGAGGTATTTTACCCAATTGTGATATCTTCCATACCAGCAGTGCGTAGACGAACAATGTGACCTAGTTGCCATTGCTTTGCATCAATGCCCTTCATTACACCCAAAAACTTATTACGCAATAGTGCAACTTCATTGATTAACACTTCGTAGTCAATAACTTCCTGCTCACCATCAGTGTACTTTTCTGCATCACGTGATGTTAACGCACGATTATATGCTTCAAGGTATTTCTGAAAATGCTTTCTACGAATTTTTCTAAGTTGAATGTTTAGATAGTTGAGTACCGCTTCAATCTCTTGTAATTGATTGAAGCGGTATTCAGTGATGCCGGGAAGGGCGGCAATGTTCTTTTCAACATTGCCATAAACCCTTACATCGGCTTTTGCAGAAATTATCTCATTTTCATAATGAGAAATAAAGTCTGGGATTACTGATAGATCAGCAGTGATCCTCGTATACCAGTTCATTTAGTTCCAGTCATCATCTTCATCATCAAATGAATGATAGTCATCGAATGGATCTTCCTCTTCTTCATCAAGTTTGTATCCTTGATCAGGAGTTTCTAGAAAAAACTCTAATGCACTCTTAATGTATGCATCTCCGCGAAACGCTTGCTTAATTTCATTAGGAGAATAATCTTCATCAATAAGATAATTGACTAAATTATCAGCAGCCTCTTCGGCTACTGTACCCGCTTCAAGACTAGGCTTGAGTAATTTCCAAATTTCATTAATTACCGATAAACTCATGTTTCTGGTAACTCCTCTATATCAATAGTTTCTTCATTATCTTCTGTTATATTGATACTTGCTTTCATTGAATCACGCAGTCCATATTCAGACATTACCTTGTCTAAACAACCGTCATCATTTGCTTCCCAACCCTTACGAAACTTCTTAATGATTTCTCCATCAAGTGTTGTATAGACTAATGAGTTACCTTCTTTCTTAACAAGTTCAGCCTTTTCAATCATATCTAATAGACCTGAATAAGGACTCATACCTGTTTCATAAGGAATCTTAACTTGCACTGATTCAAAAGGCTTCGCATAACGAGTCTTCATAATCTTACAAGCAGAACGAATTCCACGAACATCAGTTACCTTGTTACCGGATTCATCTTCCTTTAGTTTCAACTTTTTCATTGCAACAACAATACTTGATGCATATACGAAACCTTGACCACCTGAAATCTTATCATCGGGGTCAAACATATCTTGTGATGCATATGTGTGATTGGTTGCAACTAGTCCAACATTATGTGAACCAAACATGTTAACACAGTTACGAACAAGTGATGTTAGTGCTTTAGGCTTACGACCCATGTCGCCCTTCATGTCACCTGCTTGGAACTGATTAACGTCTGTGGGAGTCAACAACATACCCAATGAGTCAATAACAAACAATACCTTAGGCTTGTCAGTTTCAGGCATTGTCTTATAACTCTTCATAAACTCACTGATAGTCTTAGCAACATCATCAATCATTGCCATGTTAAGTTTTAACAACTTATCTTCTTCAGTAGATACACCGAGAGCATGTAACCATGCTTCGTCTAGTGCATTTTCACTGTCGATTAGTACAACAAAAATGCCTTGCTCTTGTGCGTGACGTACTAGGTTACCCGAACAGATGAAACTCTTGCCAGAGCCTGATTCACCTGCGAATACAGTTACCTTACCTAGTGGTACGCCTTTGTTAAAATCACCACTGATTAGATAGTTCAGTGCGTAATTACCTGTACTGATCCAATCAGTAGGGTCATTAAATCCAATACTAAGACCATCAATAGCCTTAGTGATATCCTTACGGAATTTACTTACGTCAAATGCCTTAGCCAAGTTATTCTCCTCTATTATCTTGCAACTTGTTTCATTCTATCAGAAAAAGGAACTTTATCAAGTAAATCGGGACATTGATCTGCAAGACGTTCTAGTTCATAGTCACTTGGAAAATGACG